AACTTAATATCTTATAATATCTATATGGTTATTTTTGATGGTGAAAGGCTCGTAGTTTCATTGACTAGGAGCAAGAATTATAAAGCAGTTTTGGAACTCGGAAAAGAAAGTAATGACTTCGAATATTTTCCTGACATAAATTCAGTAGCTTTGTCTCCAACAAAAAATAATGCAAGAAAATTATTTGAACTTGGCTATCCTTTTGATGAATCTGCAAAAATATTTCTCAAGAAAAAGAAAACAGAAATTGATTTCAAATCTGTAGATGGAAAATTTGAACTTTATCCTTTTCAGAAAGAAGGTGTGAAGATGATGCTTCACGCCGATGACAATATACTTCTAGCTGACGAAATGGGGCTTGGAAAAACACCGCAGGCTTCAAGTTATCTTCATTGGAAAAAAGAGAGCTTTCCCGCACTTGTAATTTCTCCTGCAAGTTTGAAAGAAAACTGGAGAAAAGAAATAAAACGTTGGACTGGAAAAGATGCTTATGTAATTGAAGGCAGAAAGGCAGAGAAACTCTCAAAAGAATTTCTTGAAAAATACCCTGTTTTTATAATAAATTATGACATTCTTGGAACAGATAACCCTGAAGATAAAAAACATAAATTGGAATTAAAGGAAGAAATAAAGCAGCTGAAAGAACAAATTAAAAAGGTAGACCCATATCAAAGACACGGTCTTCAAAATAAACTTTTTGGATTAAATACTAAGTATAGAAATTTTGTCATAAAGGTAGATGGTTGGTGTGATGAACTAGTGAAATTAGGATTCAAAACAATAATTGGTGATGAAGTTCAATATATCTCTGGAATAGATACTATACGAACCAGAGCTACGAATCAAATTTGTTTCGCACTTCCAGAAGCTAAGAAAATAATGATTTCCGGAACACCGTATGAGACAAAAACTTTGCAATTTTACCCGTGTCTTCATATTCTTAATCCAAAATATTTTAACAATGAATATAAATACAAGATGAGATATTGTGACCCTGTGAAAACCTATTGGGGCTGGAAATATGAAGGACTAAGTAATGCAAAAGAACTTCATGAAGTAATCAGTACATTCATGATAAGAAGATTCAAGAAAGATGTTTTGAAGGATTTACCACCAAAAATCAGGTCAGTAATTCCTATGAAAGTGAGTGCTGCTGATAGGAAGATTTATGATGACATTGACAGTGAACTTGAACTCGCAATCACAAATAAAGAAAAGAATGCATTAAACAAAATAGAAGCTCTCAAGCAGGCTTCATTTAAGGCAAAATTAAATTCAATGTTAACTTGGATAAAAGAGTACCTTGAAATAAATGACAAATTAGTAGTCTTCATTTGGCATCAGGAAGCTTGTAAAATTCTTGAAGAAGAATTCAAAGGAGAATGTGTTTCAGTAACTGGTGCAACTGCTGTAAAAGAAAGACAGAAAATGGTTGATAAATTCCAGGAAGATTCTAAAATAAAATTGTTCATAGGAAATATTAAGAGTGCCGGAGTAGGTTTGACATTAACTGCTTCAAAGGCAGTAGCTTTCATGGAGTTTGGAAGTACAGCTCCAGGAATGGAGCAGGCGGAGGATAGATGCCACAGAATCGGACAGAAAGCTGATTCAGTTTTGGCTTATTATCTTATAATGGAAAATACAATAGATGAACAAATAATGGAAGTTTTGAACAAAAGAAATAAAGATTTGAAAAGAGTTCTCAATGATGAAGATGAAGATTTGTTTGAATCTACTAAAGAACTTGAATTCAGTAAATTAATACTTGAAGAATATAAGAAAGCAAAAAATATCGCTTAAACGACCGAAAACAGCTGTGTATGCGATTCAATCATCTATTCCCATATAATTTCATCATTAAATAAAATTAAGAAAAATATTTGAAAAAAATTTATTTTTTTATAAAAAATACTTTACATAAATTAAAATAGAGTTTATAATGATAAATGTAGGTGAGAAAAAGAACCACCTACAAGGAGTAAACTATGAAAAACTATATCCTGTACAAAGGCGAAAGAATCTACAAAGTTGTAAAGATGGGAAGAGTTTGTTTCCAGTTGAGAAATAACAGGAGAACATACCTTCATTTGGAAACAGTAAAAGCTGTTATTGATAACAAATAAAATTTTGAGTTTCCAGATTCTCTTCAAAAATCTGGAAGGAGAAAATTATGCATGGACTTATGAATTATGATTGGATGGTTTCAGCTAAGGAAAGACCTTGGCACGGAATTGGAACTGTAGTTGAGGATGCTCCAACTTCAGAAGATGCAATTAAAATGGCTCATCTTGATTGGAAGGTTGAGCAGTTCCCAATATCTGCAAATGGAATAGAAATTCCTGGACACTTTGCAAATATTAGAACAGATGTGAATCTTCCACTTGGTGTAGTGAAGAACCGTTACAAGATTGTACAGAATTCTGAAGCTTTTGATTTCGTAGATGATATTATTGGAAACAACGAAGTTGAATGTCACTACGAAACTGCTGGAAGTCTTTTCAATGGGAAAAAGATTTTCTTGCTTGTAAGACTTCCTGACAAGAATCTTCTTGGAGATGATGTTGAAAATTATATTTTCTTCACCAACTCTCATGATGGAACTTCAGCTTTTATGGCGGGAATTACAAATGTAAGAGTTGTTTGCAATAATACTCTTCAGGCTGCAATTTCTGGAGCACAAAGAACTTGGTATTGTCGACATACATTGAACATTGAAAGCAAGAAGCAGCAGGCAAAAGAATCTCTTGGACTCGCCGTAAAGTACATGGATTCTATGGAAGACTTTGCTGAGAAGATGGCTGCGAAGAAAATTAATGAAGAAAAGTTCTTCAGAGCTTTATTCAATGCAGATTATATCAAAGGCCAGTGTGAGAAGAATAAGGAATTAATTGTGGAAAGAATTCATACAATTTATACAGAAAAAGATGACCTTCAGAACTTCAAAGGAAATGCCTGGGGCTTATACAACGCGGTTGCTGACTACGTCTCAAATGCTTTACCTTTCAGACAGACTTCTACATACAAAGAAAATAAAATGAATCAGTTCTTTGTAGGAAATCCAATTCTTGAAGCAAGTCAGAAAATCTTGATGGCTGCTTAAAAAGAAGTCCCTGATGAGAGAAATCTTGTCAGGGATTTTCTTATAATTTTATTAAGAGGTTAGAATGAATAAAGCTTTTGAAATTACAGGATATGGAAAACAAGGCTTGGATTGTACTTCAGAATATATTTTGAAATTAGATGATGATGTATTTGTTAGAAATGTAATTCAACAAATTTTAAGTAATGAAACTGAATGGGGATATATTGGTATAAAAACCAATATCAATAAAAATAATGAGGGCTATGGGGCACATCATTTTGAATATGCGTATGGAAAAATAAAAGAAGAAACAATGTCGGAAAATGAAAAATATTTTTGGAAAAGTATTGAATGTTATAAAGTTATTGGAATAACTGGTTCTGGTGGTTGGACAAGAAGCGATTATCAGATTGAAATTCAGAGCAGATAAGAGGAAATATGAATAAAATTGCAGTTGTAGATTTGTCATGGATTATGCACAGATACAGACATGCTCACGAAGAGCTTTCTTGTATGATTGACGGAAAAAGAGTTCCTACGGGTCATATTTATGGAACCTATACTTTTGTTAAGGATTTAAGCAGCAAATATAAAAAAGTCATTCTTGCTGTAGATTCAAATCCAACGATAAGAAAAGAAATATTGTCAACTTACAAATCAAACAGAAAGAAAGAAGTTGTCGATGAATTCAGAGATTATAAAATTCATCAGGATGACGATGCAGTCATAACCCTTTGTACTTCTTTTGAAAATGTCTATTATGTAAAGGAAGATGGCTATGAAGCTGACGACATTATTGGAACTTTGATTTTGAAAGCTGATAAAGATTGGGATTTTTATTTCCGTGACAATGATATTCTTCAGAACATTGGAAGCTTCAATCTTTGTGTATCTTTTGAAAAGGATTTGACCCTGGGCGAAATTGTAGATGTCAGAGAACATATCAGACATAAATATGAATTGGATTTAGATTATCTCCCATTGCTTTGGAAAGTAATTAAAGGAGATTCAGGAGATTGTATTCCAATTGGAATTGAAAGATTTCCTACAAAGATTCTCAAAGAACTTTGTCTTGATGAAAGATTTCACAGCAATAATGTAACTTTTGAAGATTGTATAAATGTTTTGCTTGGATATAAAAATTATACAGGTAAGACAAAAGAAACTGTTAATCAGCTGAAAGATAAAAACAGCGATTTATACAAGAAATTGGAAATCAATTACAAGCTTGTTAAACCCATGTATCTTGATAAGATTAAAAGACAGAAAATGGAAGGCGACATAAGAAAGATTTTCAAAAAGTTCAATATTAAAAACATTTGATTTTTACAGCTGTAAATCTTATAATAAAATATAAACAATTTTATGGAGAAATAAAATGAAAGCAGATTTGAATCCGTTATTTGCTCAGGAATGTGATTCTGGAATCTATTCCAAAAGTATGAAGCACATTCAGTATGTACCAACTATGCGAGAGAAAGTATCAGCAGAAAGTTGTTACAACATTAAAAAGTATGAAGAATTGAAGAAAGAAATTCAGGAGAAAGAATTACCAAAGGACATCAAAAAGATGTTACTATTGGCAGCAACTCGTCATATCGTTTTCAATTACCAGCTTCTTGCTGAATTCTATTCTCAGGCAGAAAAAGATGTCCAGGAGCTTATGGAAAAATCAGGCTTGGTAATTATTGATTTCGATGATGCTATGGAAAATGGCTACGTTGAATTGACAGAAACTCTTAAGGAATTGAAGTATGAAGCAGAGAACCTTACCAAATGATTTTGCGATTTTCATCTTGTCTCATAAAAGACCTGAAAATCCTACAATAAAAACTCTCAAGAAATGTAATTACGAAGGAAAATATTTCTTCATTCTTGATGATTTGGATGAATCTATCCCAGAGTATGAGAAGAAATATGGAAAAGACCATATTTTGATTTTCAGTAAGAAGAAAGTCGCAAAAAGGATTGATTTTTTCTCAAATTGGGAAATTACCGCAATTGATACTTATGCGAGAAACGCTTGTTTTGATTTAGCTAAAGAAAACGGAATCAATTATTGGCTCACTTTGGATGATGATTATGATTCATTCAGGTATAGATTTCCTGGAGAAAAATCAACTCAGTGTTTGAATATTACTTCTGCGATTTATGAATATTTGGAATATTTCAAAGCTCACCCGCAGATAACTTCTTTATGCTGGGCACAGGGCGCGGACTTAGCCGTGGTTCATGAAGGTCTTACAAAGAGAAAAGGAATGAATGCTTTCTTCCATTCTATTGACAGATTTGTAACTTTCAAGGGACACATGAATGATGACGTTAATACATATACAAGATACAATCAACTTGGTCACATTATTATTACTTTCCCATTTGTACAGCTGAATCAGGAGCCTACTCAAACAACTGGCGGCTCTGCTCAGATGTATAAGGAAAATGGAACTTATCAGAAATCATGGTACAGCATTCTTCAGTGTCCGTCATTCATAAAGATTTCTACATTCACAGGTTCTTTCAGAATGAGCAAATTCAGGATTCATCATAAGATAAATTTCAAATATGGAACTGCTCAGGTAATTAGTTCAAAATACAAGAAATAAGGAGAAAATATGAAAGTCGCAATTGTTGGAACAGGATACGTTGGTCTAGTTACTGGAACTTGTTTTGCTGAAATGGGAAACAATGTAACTTGTATTGACATAGATTCTAAAAAGATTGAGAGATTAAACAACGGAGAATCTGTCATTTATGAGCCTGGCTTGGAAGAAATGATAAAAAAGAATATGAATGAAAAAAGATTGACTTTTTCAAATTCTTTTGAAGATTCAATTCCGGGTTCAGATATTTGTTTTATTGCCGTAGGAACTCCGCCGCTTGAAGATGGTTCTGCAGATGTTTCTTATGTACTTTCAGCTGCTAAAAGTATTGCAAAAAATATGGATAGACCTATGGTCATTGTGGATAAATCTACAGTACCAATTGGAACAGGTTTTGAAGTAGAAAAAATTGTGAAAGCTAATACCGAATATAGTTTTTCAGTAGTGTCAAATCCAGAGTTCTTGAAAGAAGGTCAGGCGATAAATGATTTTATGAGACCAGACAGAATCGTTATTGGCTCAAGTGTAGAATGGGCAAAGAATAGAATGACAGAACTTTATTCGCCATTTGTTACAAACGGACATAAAATTGTTTATACAGACATTATTTCTGCAGAAATGATAAAGTATGCCGCAAATGCTATGTTGGCAACAAGAATCAGCTTCATTAATGAAATTGCAAAATTGTGTGATAAAATTGGTGGAGATGTAAAAGCGGTTCGAGAAGGAATCGGACTTGATTCAAGAATTGGAATGAGTTTTCTCTATGCTTCATGCGGCTATGGTGGTTCTTGTTTTCCAAAAGATGTAAAAGAATTGATTCAGGTTGGAAAAAGAAATGGAATTGAAATGCAGATTGCTTCTTCAGTTGAGAAAGTAAACTTCGAGCAGAAAAATCTTATGTTTGAAAGATTAAAGAAAAGATTTGAATATTTTACTTTTAGTGGTATGCAGTTTGCAATTTGGGGATTAGCTTTCAAAGCAGAGACAGATGATGTCAGAGAATCTCCATCATTATATCTTGTAAAAAGTCTGATTGACTTTGGAGCAAAAGTAAAATGTTATGACCCTAAAGCTGAAGAGAATTTCAAAAAATATTTTACAGAAGAAGAATTGAAAAAGATTGAATTTTGTGGAATGGAAGAAGCTGTCAAGGGTTCAGATGCACTTGTAATAATGACTGAATGGAGACAGTTCAAAAATGTAGATTTTGAAAAATTGGATTTCAAATCTAAAGTTATATTTGATGGTAGAAATATCTTTGAACCAGAAAATATGAAGAAACTTGGAATTGAATATCATTGTATTGGAAGAGGATTACTATAATGAAAACTTGTTTGATTTTAGGCGGTGCAGGATTCATCGGTTCAAATCTTTGTGAAAGACAACTTCAAAAAGGAAACGCTGTAATTTGTATCGATAATTTCTATACTTCTAATATAAAAAATATCAGAAGGCTTTTCAAGTATGAAGAATTTGATTTTATTAATGCTGACGTTAGATTTGGTCCATTTGGTCCATTATTTGATTTACCAAAAATAGATGAAATCTACAACTTGGCTTGCCCGGCTTCTCCAATACATTATCAGAAGGACAAAATATTTACTTTTATGACAAATATTTTGGGTATGAAAAATGCTTTGGAATTAGCAACCGAAAATGATTGTAAGATTCTTCAGGCATCAACAAGCGAAGTTTATGGTGACGCATTAGTTCACCCACAGAAAGAAAATTATTGGGGGAATGTAAACCCCGATGGAATCCGTTCTTGTTATGACGAAGGAAAACGTGGAGCAGAAACTCTTTGTTTTGATTATAACAGAGAGTTTGGAACAAAGATAAAAGTTGTAAGAATCTTCAACACTTATGGTCCAGGAATGAATCCTGAAGATGGTCGAGTTGTAAGTAATTTCATAATCCAAGCTTTGAAAGGAGATGACATTACGATTTATGGAGACGGTTCTCAAACAAGAAGTTTTCAATATGTAGATGATTTAATCAACGGATTTTTAGCTGCTATGGAAACCGATGACAGTTTCATTGGTCCAGTAAATATTGGTAACCCTGGGGAATTTACTATTCTCGAATTGGCTGAAAAAGTTATTAAATTGACAGGTAGTAAGTCAAAATTAATTTTCAAAGAGCTTCCGAGTGATGACCCTAAACAGCGAAAACCTGATATTTCATTAGCTGAAGAAAAGTTGAATTGGGAACCAAACATTAGTTTGGAAACTGGTTTGAAAGAAACTATAAAATATTTTAAGTCGTTATGAATTTCATAAAATTATTTCAAGATTATGATATACCCATGCTCCCGGATAAAAATGGGACATGGGCAAATGTAGATTGTCCCTATTGTGATGAAGAAAAAGGACATTATAACTTAGGATTCAATTGTGGTGGAAATTACTATCACTGTTGGAAATCCGTTCATAGTTATCCAATTCAAAAAATATTGTCAGATGTTCTCTCAGTTCCAATGAGTTCTATTCCGGAGATTTTGGACCAATATAACGGTGGTTCAAAAATAGTTGAAAGAAGAAAATCAAAGGCAAAATATTTAGAGCTTCCGACAGATACTTTCTCAAAAGCTGAGAGAAAATATTTGAAGTCCAGAGATTTTGACCCTAAATATCTTCATAAAAAATATAATATTGTGGGCGGCGGAATAGATGGTCCTTGGAAGTTTAGAATTATTATTCCAGTTTATTATCAAGGAAAATTGATGTCATGGACTGGAAGAAGTATCTTGTCAAAAAAGAAATTAAAAGAATTAGGAATCCCTCGTTATAAGAATTTAAGCATTGAGAAGTCCGTAAAAAATATTAAGGAACTTTTCTTCAATATTGACAACTGTAAATCTGATACAGTAGTATTAACGGAAGGAGCTTTTGATGTTCTTAGATTTGATGGGAATGCAATCTGTAGTATGGGAACAGAGCTTACTGAAGGACAAATAAATCTCCTTTCAAACAGATTCAGAAAGATTTTCATTTTATTTGATAACGAACCAGAAGCACAAGAGAAAGCTAGGAAATTTGGACTTCAGTTGTCAGCAATTGGAGTTGAAGTTGAAGTTGTAAATTTTTATGAAGATTTTAATGTAAATGATATGGGTGATTGTTCTAAAGAGCAGATTGCTATAATAAAAAAAGAATTGCAAATAAATTAAAAATTTTTTATAAAAAATACTTTACACTAATTAAAACATAGTTTATAATGATAAATGTAGGTTGAGAAAACCTATAAGGAGTAAACTATGGAACTTATTAAGAAATCAGAAAGAAATCTTAAAACACAGGATGTATTTAATACTTGGAAGGCATTGGGAGCTACTTTCGAAAATGAAGGTAGATTTATGAAATGGAAGGAAGTTTCTAACGGACGTCTGGCAGTAAAATTTGATGTTTATAAAGTACGAATTGTAAATAAAGATTTTAATATTGATACAACTTCTTATATTTTTTCAGATACACTCGATAGAATTGCATTCAATGGTTATGCTTCTTATGGCGAAATTTGTGATTGGCTTAAAGAACATGGATATAAATCTGAAAAGAATTTTTATATTGAAGAACAGGGAATGAGTGAAGAATCTTATAATGAATGGTGTAACGCCTAAAAAAATACGGTTTGCCGATTCCGTAAAAATCGGCAAGGAGTAAACTATGAATAAGGTTAAGATGTATGTTGTTGGAAAAAGAGAAAAGATTGCACATATTTTTTCATATTACTATGACATGGCTAAAAACAGAATGTGGAAAGCTGAGCAGGAATCTGATGAGAAGTCATATCAGATTTATGAAAAGAAATATCAGAAGGCCCGCAGATTCTATGAAATAGTTCAGGGAAGCGGAGAACTGGTTTATGCAAGCGGTAAGGATTTTGCAGACATGAGAAATGCAATTTCATGTTACAATCTTACTCATTAAGAAATTGAGTTTGTAGGTTCTCATTAAAAACCTACAAGGGGTAAATTATGAAAAAATTCAAACTTTATTGGTTAGATGGAAGGACAGAAATAATTGAAGGCTATGACGCTGTTGATGCATTTAATAGAGCTGGTATTGGTAGAGGTGCTTTGCCTGCACTTGATTATTATGAAGAGATTAAGAGGTAATAAAATGGAAAAGAAATGTTGTATTTGTGGACATACTTTCACAGAAAGAGGTAATAATGCAGAACCAGTTAGAAAAGGAATTTGTTGTGATTCTTGTAATGTAAGGTATGTTATCAATTCAAGAATTTTACAATGGGAAGGAACTTTTGAAATTGTTAAAACTTTCAAAGAATTAAAAAATATTGATAAGAAATTGACAGATAAAAATTTTGAATTAAGAGCTAATTTTCAAAAGTTCTTAAAAAGATATGAAAACATAGAAACTGGCGAGAACGTCATAGTTTGTATTTTATAATCTTATAATAATAGTGAGGTGGGAAAATGAAAATTATTCAGAAAGGAAATGTTTATAGAAAGGTTGGTTGGTTCAAAGAAAATGAAAAGGAAATTTATACTTTAGGTTGTATCGTAGTAGGTTTTCTTTGTTTTGTTGTTGCAATGTTCATAAGAGGTTGAAAATAAATTATGTTTGAGAAAGAAGCAGAAGAATATATCAAAGAACATACATTTTTCGATGAAGAATATGGAGTACCAAGTTTAGATGTTGGGAGCAAAACTATATTCAAAGACGGTGTAAAGTTTGGGTTAAAGCAACATTCTTACGATTATCTTGTAAAGACAATAAATCTTAAAAAGAAATATGAAAAGCAGATACAGATAGACGCAGAGCAGATACGAGCCTTGCAGAAACAGAACGGAGAATTGACAGACAGATGTAGAGAACTTGAATCACAGATAGAGAAAATGAAGTGTTGTGGAAACTGTAAATATCAATGCTCGTTTTTATTTCAAGATGAAATAGATTGTGCAAAAAATGGATTACCTAAATGGGAGTTAGCAGAATGACAGAAGAAGAATACTTTAGAAAAAACTATCCCGACGCTTGTTGGGGCGATAGACCGCTTAGCCCATATTGGGATTACTTTCAAGACGGAGTAGAGTTTGGTGAACGAAACTCTGAAAAGAAGATTACAGAACTCGAAGAAAAACTAGCCAATGCTGCCTATCAGTTAGAGGGCAGAGAGAATGAAATAAAGGAACTGCAAGAAGATTTGAGACATAAGAAGATTGCTATTCAAACACGAAAGGCAATAATAAAGGGATTTAAAAAGCTGATAGATAAAATGAAGTGTTGTGGTAATTGCAAACATCATCGTTATACTTACGGTGAACTTGAATGTGTAACTAAATGCTGTAAAAACAAAGATAAATGGGAGTTGGCAAAATGAATACACTGGAAGGAATTATTGAAGATATTAATAAGTGCGAACTTGTAAGTGATAAAGTTATTAAGAAAGTTCGTGAGTTGATAGGTCAAGAAGAATGGAATGACCTT